GCATGTTGATTACTAAGGTAGAAACAAAACTTATAATATTCGTTCAAGGACGTATCAGCGAACGTCAGCGAGATCTTGAATTAACTACATCTCTACTGAATAAATTTTTGATTTTGAAACTACTTATAGCAAGCGCAACTATTCACTAAGGATAACTTAGTAGAATCCATAACGGAACAACTGAACAACGTCATCAGAGCGTATCTGAGTAGGTATTTGCTTTACGTGTGAATACAACCATCCATATTTCTGACACAAAAACATATTGAAACTGGTTTGATCATTGGGGTTGCGTGTTTGACGGGTATGCATAGACCACAAAGTATCTTTGTCAAACAGGTCTAATAACTTGACCTTCACATCGTATTTTTTACTTTCACATAATTTACGGTAGAGTGCGAGATCACCTATTGGATCGACTTGTTTTAAACGATCATTATACGCTTCAAAAATAGGTAAGTCTTTACACCATACCAAATTTGATTCATATATTGAATGTTTATAAACTCGTTTTTCCAATTCGGTCATTCGCAGATACTTTCTACTCCAAGGTGTGAGTGAAAGAAATCTCGGTAATTGCCGTACAATTTTGAAAGTTTTATTCAGGGAATTCCAATATGTCCAAGTTGAACAGAAATCTACATCCTGAATTAGCCCGATTTTTAAATATTTCGCTATCTGTCCCAAACCATGATTTTGCCCAATCTGGTTTTTCTTTGCAAAGACAGTGTAATATGCTTTTTCCAATGCGACATTTGATAGTTTCGGATTGACAAACGCTGCAACATCATCGCCCTTGGGTAGTAGTCCGTATTGGTACTTAGGTATACCACAGATATACTCAAGTACAAACCGGTTGTACAATGCCATTCGCAATGTGTTCATCAGCGTCGTATCCATAGAGCCAGAGAAAACCTTTCCTCTCTGTCGAATACTACCAAAAGATCTCCTAACTTTTTTGTATTTATTAATACCTACTCGTTGCTTCTCAACGGAGTATACTTGTATTTTTCGCCATTCGGGCATGGCGAAAAATTTGAATTCGTGCTCTGGAATATGGTGGATTTTTCCAGTTTTTATGAGATACTGATAAATCCTATGATCTACTAATTTTTTGATTTCATAGTGTTGTGTCCTATCAAATCCTGAACCGTCTAATTGCACGGTCTTAGTAAATCCCATTTCCTGCATTCTATTGTAGAATGTCTCTAAATCTTCCCAATTCTTTCCTCCACAATAACCCATAAACTGTTTAAAAACATGTTCGAGGCGATAAGTGACAGGTCCAAGAGCGATTTTGTGTCCCTCGTTCGGAGTGCAAATACATCGATTTTTTGGTGCAGTCTTAGTGTCACCAGTATATTCGTATAGTTGTTTCTCAACTTTAACGAACATCTCGTATGTATTATCAAGAACAAGTGATTTGTTCTTCGAACGATAACGCAAAACCTTCTTTTGCTGTGTCGCATTAAGGTGGTTAAACCAATCTTCGTAAGAGTACGAAAAATTGGCGAGGAGTGGTTCAAACTCATCGGTGAATATTTGATCCATGAACTTGCTGAAGTGTTTTAATATATTTTTATCTGTGTACACTACCTCTGACGCTTGCCTCTTAATAGCAGCGAAATTGTTAGCAGCACAAATATGATATATTATTGGTTGGGGGCTATTCTTCAGCGGGGGTACTACTTGATCAAGACCTGGAGAAGTGTTACAACAACACAACTTCAGAAATTGGGTGAGAGACGGTTTAGCTGGATATTTAATATTCCAAACCGTGTCTCGATCAAGATTCTCGCACACCTCCTTGTAGTTAAGTTCACTAACACAGCTAGTGGGAATAACACTAGTTACAGCTTTTGATACAGTTTGCACCGCTTTCAAAATAACAGCAGCAATTACGTACACGAACACGAATTGCACTGTTAAAGCTATAACAATATTATTACTGCCAGCCGGCAGACCCTCACTGGAAGCTGAGACACCTGGTAAAAGGGATCCGAAGCTTCCAAAGAGGATTTGGAAAAGCCATGAGGCATATATTCCTTCCGTAGTAAGATACCTATGATAGAAATAATCGGGGATTAGAGCAATCAGTCGATCTATGACGTCGGCAGCGACGTCACGATAACTGACTAAGAGCACGAACAACGTTATTGTTAATAGAATTACTTGCAAAAAACTATGGGTTAGAAGATAGTTTTTAAATACGGTGAAAAGCTCACCGAAAACGTTTTGGGAACGTTTGTATAGCGATACAGCGCTATACTTCTTTTTTGCAAGTAAATTTAATTTTTTGGTGTTCGGGTTATTTGCGAGAATAGCAGCGTTCTGCACAAGTTTAACAGTAGCTTCGAGGGCTGAATGTATCAAAGGGATGATACTCTCCAGCGTCATTGATTCCTGATTCAATGACAAGTACTTTATTATTATGTCAACAAATGTGTTGACGCTGATCTCGCCCTGGTAATACCCAAGTAAGAAGTCTTTAACGCAAGCGTTATAGTCTGTCACCTTGATCAAACACCGGAATGGTATATTCTCGATCGCTGTCACATAATCTTCAGCGTCTAATATCATTCCCCCGTATACATAGCCTTCATGGAACTTGTAATATGACACGGTTTTATTGTCGTTCTTCACCTTAAGCACATCGCCGTGAAGCATGCGCTCTTCTGAATAGCTATCTAGTATAGCTCCAGAAAACCCTCCTTTTTTAGACACTATGCATGCCTCAACTACCTCGTCTTGTATACGAGGTAGCGGAACCGCGACTGGTTCAAGTAAGAGAGTGGTGATGTCCATCATCGGTCGCTCCATCGGAATTACGTCCAATTTAACTCGGACATAATGATGGTTGCTACTAAAGACAAACCGATTTTCAACAGCGTAGTTTAATGTGACTACATCCCTAACATTCGGATTAGTGGTATCCGTAAGATTCATGGATACTACGCAATGATCGGAGCGTAGTAATTGTGCTGCATGAACAAAATTAGGGTGGATATAAGGGTAATTGTTACCCAACACTGACATGCGAATCGTATGGTCTGCACCTCCCTGGTACTCCCATTCCCCCTCATTTCTATCACATATTCGAATCGTCTCTCCCTTACAGGTAGTGTCGAATATGTGTATTATGAGGTAAGCGGATTTAGTCGGAGCATTTTTAAGGTGCTCTACTATAGCTGGCATTACACCAGGATAGTATGACGAATCCGTCGATAGCAGTATCTTATGGTCGTTTGTGACATGAGGACACAAACGATTGTTAAGAACTGCAGAGCCTTGTACACATGTACAAACTCTCGCGTCCCATCGAGCTAAATGGTTGGCAGGTATGGTATCCCGCACAACTTGATATTTCCGCGCACGATCCTTGTCGGCTATGGACACTAATGGTAAGTTAGTGTGGACATTGGGCTGCGCCCTACGGAAACTCCTAAGCCCGCCACCAATATCAAATATCGAAGTATAAAAGTTATCTAGTGTAACATTATCATCGAATATTTGACGTAGTAGCGCCAGCATCGGATGCTCATGAATGGAACCTCGCTTTGACATAATCAGCGAGGCATCAGTGACCTTACTAAGAACTTCCGCTTGTTTTTCGGTGTGATAGGTGTAAACACGATTACGACCCAAGTTCTTGTAAGTTTGTCTCAGTTGAACGTCATCGTAAGCATGAGGTGCTTTCTCTGACGTTACCGAGATTTTGCTGTTGGGGACCTCCGTTACAACGAAAGGGTCCCGTACGACATTATTAATAGCCTTGTTTGGCTTTTGTTTTCTATTAACAACAACGTTATTAACGTTGTTTTGTTGTAACCCGTTAGGGTTAGACCTGTTAAGGCCATGATTAGAGTTGTTTTTATTGACA